ACTGGCTGAAAGTTCGGTGTAACCATTAGCTGCAAGGTATTGGCTACGATGAGAAGCATCGGCATAGCAAATGCGACCAAAACTATCTTCATAGATATAACCAAGTCCTGATACCGCTAAGGCTGAGATAAGAGAATAAACATCTGTTTCACTCGATGAGCGATGTGTAAGCTCATAGTCTCCGGGTTGGTCAATCTCACCTAGTCCGACATTCTGAGCATTTGCCCATGTTTCATTCGCTGGAGTGTAATCGGCCCAGTCAAGAGTTGGAGCAACCTCATTCCAAGCGTTCCTAAATACCGGCTCAAGGATTGTGTAGATTTGATTTCCATCGAAGTCTTTGGAAAGTACTCCATTGGTCAATGTCTTAGGCAGTTTGGATAATGCACCTAAAGCTGTAATTTTGAAGGTTTGGACTATTCCCACTGATCCAGCAGATTTGACTGATTGGTCAATGTCTGTGACATAACCACCAAAGATTGAAGTGTAAGCACCTGTGGAGTTCTTGACCTGAAGTGTAAATGAATCATTGACATCGATGCTGAAGTCTGCGCCATTGGTGTTGACTAGCTCTACACTGGCATAACCGGCAACAGGCTGGCTATAGATGTCTGTTCGCCCAGATGCCATCGAAAGGTTGGCTAGTGTGACTTGAGTATAAACACCGCCATCAATCGATACCTGCCAAACAGGACTCCAAGCGGTCATCGGTCAAATGCTCCTGCGCCAAGCGTTCCTCGAGCGGATGAATCGTTAATGATTTCTACAATTTGTCGAGCAGTAGATTCTGAGTCAATAGCACCGTTAACTGTTATGTTGTATTGCTGTAATGACTTTGCTTCGCCCATTCTAAATGTGCCATAACCAAATGGATCAGGCTTTTGGACTCCCATGAGTTGATCTACTAAATCACCAAGTTTTGCAGCATCTTCAGTCAGTTTATCTAAAGCTCTTTGATTGGCTGAACCGCCACCACTGGAACCGCCGCCGCTAGTACCTGCACCTGTTCCTGAACTGGCTCCTGAACCACTACCTGCACCGCCTGATGAACCGCCAATTCCGCCACCTACACTAAATCCGGGTCCGCCAGCTGGGCCACCGCCACCACCTGATGAACCGCCTAAGCCGCCAAATGCAGTTCCGGGAATGTTAGGAATCTTGTTAATGGCTGCGCCAAATAGATTAAGAAATGAAATTACTTGATTAGCCATTTCGATAATAAAAGCAATCAATTCTTTGATGATAGTCACGACAACATTTGCAGTCTTGGCAACTGCGTTTAGAATAGTAATAAAGCCTTCCATGCTGGATTTACCATCTGTTGAAAATGCTGCTGCTAAATCTCCAATGCTTTTGGCAAGGGAGCGGATTGATTCTCCGGTGTTGTATGCTGCTAATCCTGTGGAATCTAAACCTTCAACTGCTCCTTCATCGCCAGTTAGTCCTGCAATAAGCGCATTAAATGTTGGCAAAGCCTGAGTGTTAATGAACTCAATTAAACCCGCCATAATTGGCAGTAACGCAAAGCCAATAGTTTCTTTTGCTTCATCGAAGCTAATACGCATCTGCTCCATCTTGAACGCAAGAGTGTCGGCATTTGCACCAAGGTCAGGATAGATTGCATTGATCTTGGTGAGAATCTCTGCAAAGGACATTCCTTTAAGTTCCGCTGCTGATAAGCCAATGCCTAACTTGGCAAGAGATGTAGTGTTGCCATCCTGAGCCTTAGCCAATGCGTTAGCGACTGTCTGTAATTCAACACCGCTGTTGACTGAAATTCTTGTTGATACTTCTAATAAATCCTGAGCTTCTTTGACTGAGTTAGTTGATAAGGCCAAACGCTCTAGGGCCGGACGAAGCTCTCCATCCGACTTTGCAGTCTGCATGGCAAGGGTAGTTAAATACTTTTCTGTTGATGCTATCTGGGCATCTGTTGCGCCTGTGGCATTTCTAAGAGTTGTGGCTAATTTGGCTTGGGCTGCTTCATCCTCGATGGCAGCCTTGACTCCATCAATACCAATCTTAACTGCATAAGCCGCAGCAGCCGCAGCAGCTACCGCAAAGGCTTTGGCTGCAACGCCACCAAACTTAGTTAACTTGTCTCCAAAGGTATCGACATCTTTTGCACCTTTATCGAGATTCTTTGTGAACGCATCAATGTCTGCAATGAGTTTGAGTGTTAACGCTCTATTACCTGTAGCCATCATCCCCACTCTTTCAAGATGCGACTAAATGCCGCAGTCCATTCGCTTAGAATTTTGGGTTGAATCCTGCGAAGCGTTGGATAAATAAACCAACCCTTTGAACCTTTACCTTCACGGCCTGACCAAACTGGAAACTGCTTAAATGTATTTGAACCAAATTCTGAACCACCCCAAAGGTCTTTAGTAGTTCCACCACCGCTAAACTTTTGAGATGCAAAGCCGTAAGTAATTTCACCAATTCTTGAGGATTTCTTGACTTTTGAACCTTCGGCGATGCGACCTGCTACGGCTCTTGATCTTAAACCGATAGCAGTGCCGATCACCTCTTGTCGTGCATATTCAGCAAGTGCGCCTGATTGAATTTTTGCTTCTGCTACTGCTGCTTCATCCATTGCTTTAAGTGCTTTGAAAACTCCTCGAAGTTCAGCTTTGTCTAAACCAGTTTCAGCCATTGCCGTTCCTCTCTTTCAGTATTTCAAGTGCCGTTAAAACATCTTCTGCCGATTGCCATTCATTCATTGGAATCCCTGTTGCCAGTGCCAACTGGATTAGGATTCTGTTGATGCTTCCCGGCTCATGGCTTTTGGGCTATCTGAATCTCCAACAGTTACTTCTGCAACTGATTCCATCCAAACATCAAAAACCTTGACTGGCTTGCCACCAGCTTCACGCTTCATTGCGTGATATGCCAAAAACATTAAATCCCAGATTCCAATAGAATCCTGAGCTTGACTAATCGTTTTGCCTACAGCTTTTTCCCACTTAGCCCACTCTGGCGGTTGTGCAACATAAGTTACCTTCTCACCTGAATTGAACTCGATTAAGATTGGCAGTTTCATTGTGTGCTCCCGTTTCTATTCTTAACTAAAGGTTTCTGTTACTGCGCCCTTAGATACTTTGAATGTGAATGATACTGTCTGCGCATCTGTTCCTGCTCCACCTGCTGTTGGAAATTCAGGTAGTGCATCAAATGCAAATACTGCGCCAGTAGCAGTAGTAAGTGTCATTGTGATCGTGCTATCTGGTGCAGTCTCTGCCGCAGTCCAAAGTGCTTCACACACTGAGCTAGCCTTGCCCCAGTCTGCAAGCATTTCAAGTGCGAAAGTAGCTTCAAGATTTACGGTCTTGTAAGCCTCACCATCAAGTGTCTGAAATGTTTCACGGACGTTTGTCTTTGTGAGGATTGCTGATGTCGCCTGCGCTTCAATGTCTGTTCCACCTGTGAACGACAAAGAAATGTCGCGACCTGTAATTACTGTCGTTGCCATTTTGTCTCCTTAGACTGTTCGCGTGTAGTGGGTACTAACGCCTATATCGGCTACTAGCAGATTGCTTGCGCCTACTTGTGTGACTGTTGGACGTTGTACATCGCCGACTTCATAACCTGTTGGAATGGCTAGGACAACGCTTTCGATAAGCTGCTCGATGTTGTCGAGCGATGCTGGATTGCTTGAATAAGTAACACAGCAAGATATTGTGAAGTTGATTTTGCATCGGAATGTTGCTTTACCGATTGTGTCAAATTCAAGATACGGTGTTCCCGGAACTAGCACTACTGCTGGAACTGGGACGTTCTCCGGAACATAACTAAATACGTTGGCAGTGACTCCGGCTAGGGCAGTAGCTAGTGGTGTGCGAACTGCTGAAAGAATTGTTGATGCTGGCACTATTGGGCCAATGTTTGAACATCTACGAGCGCGCCTAAGAGCCCGGCGCAGCGATTGTAAAGTGAGCGGCCCATGCGGAATGGAGATGGGCTGAAGTCCACTCCCTCGATCTGTCCACCGGCTGCTGTGCGACTCTGGAAGATTTCAACAGAGACAACTAATACGGCTGATTCAACTGCACTGTTTCCGACATAAGTCGAAGCACCAGTTAGGGTAGCCAACCCTGAAGGGATAATGTTTTTTGAGATGATGTCAGCGTTTGTGATTGCCGCTGAAAATGTGTAGTCATCTAGTTTGTCAGTTGTGATTGTGCGAGTGCCGTTAAATGGAGTTCCGCATCCTGAAATGACAACTGATTGTGATTCATTGAATGGATTGAGTACCGGAGTCGAGAAGTACGCAATGTTGTTGTTTAATGAAACTGCATCGATGGGAACTGAGTAAGTAACCAACATCGGCAAGATAACTGCTTCAGCACTATCAATGATGTCTGATAGGACTGCATCTGAATACAGAGAGACTGAAACACCAAGCGTTGACCTAAGCTCGGAAGCCGTGATAATTGTTGGCATTTCAGTCCTCTCTATAAACGACTGGGGGAGCGATCGGGAGCAACCGCTCCCCCATGATTAGTTTTTGCTTATGTAAGGTTCCAGCGACGGATGCCCGCGCCGACCTTTGTAGCAATAGCGTAGTAGCCATAAACTGCTACCTGTAGGCGACCGTTAGCCAATGTCTGTACTTGGATTTGAGTCTTTGGTGCCTCATAGAATGTTACAGCTTCTGGTACTACCAAGAACGCTGAATCATCGATAAGAGTTGTGATTGACATGTGTGGATCAACATAGAGGTTCTGACCCATGACTGTTCCAGTCAAAGATTGAACTCCAACATTGCCCGGAGCGTTAGCAGGTTGTGCTGCAATGAATAGCGGACGATTTGTTGAATCTTCTGCTGAGATAATCTTCTCCCACCATGCTGTGTTAGCAATGATGTTCTTTGCAAACTTTCCTGCTGCTAGGTAAGCCGCTGGAGTTTCTTTGCCAATGTAAGACTTGAATCCAGCAATGTCTGCTGCTGTTGCAGTTGCTTGTGTTCCATCGGCAATAAGTTTTGAAACAAGTGCGCGATCTGTTGCCTTTGCGTATGCGTAGTTCAATTCCTTGATGAGTTCATCGTAGAATGCAGGTTGGCTGCGATCTAGAAGCTCCCAAGATATATTTTGAACTCCGGCTGCCTTCTTAACATCAACTGTGATGTATGTTGAAGCCATTTCAGTTCCGCCAAGTGATTCGCCTTCAGTTGAATCGCCATCGATTGTGGGAGCTGTTGAAATTTTTGGAATCGTAAAACTCATTCCAGTCGCCCCGAGAACTCCGCGAGATACTGCATCTACGGCCGGACGGCCATCGATTGAAGTTGTGACGAACTCGTTTAGGTGTGGTGCAAGTGTTAAGCCTGTGTTTGTTGAAGTATCGTTTGTAGCCTTGACAAGCATTTTCGCTTCGTCATCGCCCATTGATGCTTTGATGTTTGCTTCAAGCAACTGACCTGCTGTGAGGTTAGGATTGATGCGTGGAGTTGCATAGAATGCTGGCTTGTGTGAAACAGCAGCCTCTACGCTTGTCGCTTCTACCGCTTCAGTTACGGCAGGAGCTTCTGGAACGGTAGTGTCTGACACTTGTTCTCCTTCTGATTGT